GATTGCCGTGGCGCCAGCGGGGATGCTTATCTCAGCAAGTTTAAGGTCGTACTGCTCCGCGCTGCGCGTAATCTGCGGCGCAATCGGGCTGCTTGAAAATGTCCCCGTCAAGACCTGCGCCGTGATGCTCCGCGCGTTGACGTCCCAGCGTAGGACAACCGTGTCTTTGCGGTGTAGCACGCCGTCGGCATTGTCCACAGTCAAAGTCAACGGGCCGTCGTTGCGATAGTGATAGCCGTTAATCCATGCGCGGCCGGCGGGGAGCGTGACGGCCATACCGTCCCCCGCCGTCACGGCCAGCTCTCCGTCGTAGACGCCGTTTGAGATAATCGACGCAATCCAGCGCGCCAAAAAACTCATGTCGTACTTCCGGTCGCCGCCGACCGATGCAAAAAATCCACTATTTTCTGCCATTAAGTATCACTCCCTAAATCCAATGCTTCCGGCAGCGGATTTCCGCATACCGGGGTGATTGTCATCACGCCGCCCTCGTCGACCTCCTCGACCTCTGTAATCCGCTGGTCAAGGCGGATTCCCCATTTTTCAAACGATACGATGTCCCCGAGTTCCCAGTCGGTCAGGTAGGCAAAATTCGCCGTGTCGACCGCGTCGGCGCTGAAATTCTCCACGCGCGCGGTTTCGGCCAGTTTTTCGACGCCGCGCTGGGTAAGCTGCGCCTTGTAGTCGTCGAGGCTCTGCCCCTCAGCCTGTTGCAAGTCGCGGGCGTCCACCCAGAGCTCGAGGAGAGGTGCGCCGCCCGTCTGGTCGACCGTGACGATTACCCGGTTTTCGCCGGAATCCTGCCCGGCCACATACGCATAGTTCGCCGCGCCTGTGGTATTGATTTCATATTTCGGGTTCACGATGTTTCGGAACTCATCCGAAAACAGCACATACGGCCGGTCGTGCTGCGTCACGCTGCGGTCCGTGCCGTCGTAAACCTCAAAAACCCAGCGTTTCCCCGGCACGTCCAACCGGCAGCGGAACCCCAGCGGAGCGGAGCGGGCCAGCGCCGTGCAGGTTGTCAGGACGTTTTTCCCGGTCGCCTGGAACGTTGCGGTCGGCGCCAGGCCCGCGGCGGACCCAAGCGCCAGATTCGACGGAGGGCGGTTTTCGGTGACGATTTTCCGCATGGCCGCCTCGGCGGTGCCGCTGAAATTGATTGTCGGCGTGATTACGCGCCGGTCCAGCATTGACGACCCCATCCGTCCGGTTGCGGTGATTTCTTCGCCCTCCACGCTCACGCCCTCGATGATGGCGGCCTCTTTGCGGTCAAGCCTGTGGATAATGTTTTCCGGTCGGAGCAGAGTGAGGTTTTCAGGCGATGCCTTACAGTGCAACTCTACCTCGCCCGGCTCAAAAAACCGCCGGCGCCAGCGCAGGGAGCTGTACCCGTCGATCACGCCTTGCAGATTTATGTCCGGGTCTAAAATGTAAAGATCCATATCACGCCCCCCAGAAAGCCTCTGTTGACACGATGCTTACGGACAGATTGTCAATGCCCTCATCCGCGTTGTACCGATACAGGTTGTCGCCCTGCTGGGCTTGCAGCCAGTGCGGGGGATAGGCCATCAGGTTGTTGATGTTGGTGGTTACGCCGCCGAAAATCAGCTTTACCCGCTTGTTGCCGTCGCCGGTGGTAATGACGATCTGGTCCCCGGCGTGCATCGTCGTGTTGACCTGCATCAGCAGCTGTCGGTTGACGTCGTACAGCGATGGATTTACGACGGTGCCGGACGCGCGGAACGTAACGGTCAAGCCCATCGGGACGGCGGAGGGATTGACGACGTTGCCGATTAAGCTGTTAACTTTGCGGGTGACCTCAAACGGCGCGATGATCTCCAGCGGCCACTCAATCAGGCCCTCCCATGTAGCGAGCTCGGTGAGATTGTCGGACAAGGCATAAAATTTCGGGTCGGGACAAATAAAAGAGATAACTATGCTTTTTAAAATATCTTCGCCGGACGGCTCAATACTTTCCACATAGTACGCGATTTTACGGACAATCGGATCATCGTAGAAATACAACGTGCCTTCGCTGCGCGGTTGAAAAAAAGAGTACAGGCGGTCCCGCTGTTTGACGTAATCCGCTTTCCTCACGTCCAGAGTAAGGACGATATTCCGCTTTGATGCCGTGGCTCCGGTATAATTCTCCCCATCCTGCCCGGAATTTTTACTCGTAGTCACATCGTAATCTGCGCCAAGCCCCGTTATGCTGTTGATCCATAGCGGCGGGAACCACCCGAAGGGTATCTGCTCTCCTCTGGCGTTTTCGCATATAATTTTCATCTGTTCCTCCGTGCGATCAGCGCGATCCTCTGCGCGTTCTGCCGATTGATCCGGTTGACGTCGGCAGGGGTCGGAGCTGCCGGACTGTTATAGATCGCCGTATAATTAATGTTCCCGGCATTCTCGGATAGCGCTGGAACGGAGTATGCGCCGCTTGCCGCTAATGATGCGCTTAACTGACTGGATTTTGTTAATTGGTCGATTGAGCTTTGCAGTACAGACACCATTTCCGCCGCAACCTTTGAAATCCACTCCGTGTTTTTTTCCAGAGGGACCACGGCTTCCGCGCCGTTGCCCTCAAGGTATCCGGTCTGTCCTTTTTTGAGGACGCCGCCTTGCTCAAGATACGGGATATGCGACGCCTTCGGAATACTGACTCCAAAAGATTCACCGCCGAACTTCGGCACCCAGTCAGGAATATCGACATGAATTTTATTGAGCGCTCCGATCACTGCGTTCAGGCCGTCGATCAGACCGTTTAGTCCGGCAATAATACCGTTGATAAAGCCTTTAAATCCTTCCTGAATGTTTTGCCACATGTCATTCCAAAAATCCCGAAAAGCGGCGCTCTTATTCCACAAGGTTACGAACGCAGCTACAAGCGCTCCAATTGCAAGAATCAATATTCCAATCGGGTTTGCATTCATGGCGGCATTTAAAAGCCACTGAGCCGCAGCCACGGCGTTTGTTGCGATAACTGCCGCTCCCATAGCTAATTTTTGGGCCACCAACGCAGCGGTTTGTGCCGCGATGCTTGTTACTGCTGTCCACCCCTGCGCCGCATATGAAACGACAGCGGAAATTAGGCTTCCCGTAATTGCGGCACCAGTAAGCACAGCCTGCGTCGCTGTTTGAACCATAGATGCCACAAAGCTGCCAATCACTTTTGCACCGTTTACAACTGCCGATGCGCCGGCTTCGGCCATCGATGCTATAAAACTCGTTGCAATTTTCGCACCATTTGTAACTGCCTCAGCTCCGCCTTGAATCATAGAGCCAATAAAGCTTGCCGTAACCTTTGCACCGTTTATGACGGCTTCGGTACCCGTTTGAATAATATTTGCCGTAAAGTTCGCGGCAATCTGCCCGCCCGCTATCAAAGCTTGAGCGCCAGATTTTATCAGGGCTGGTCCGAAAACTGTTCCGAGAATTGCAGCGGCGGTTTTGATAGCAGTACTGTTATTTTCAATCGTTGTTTTAAATGAGTCAAACGCCGTCATTATGCCACTGATAACCCCATCTTTTAATTCCGTCAATTCGTCCCCAAATGAGCTAAAACCATATTTTACGGTATCTATGGCATTCGGCAATGTTGTTGTAAAAAAATTGCCAAGAGAATCAATAATGGGTTGCAAAATATCCTGAATTTTGTTCCATATCAAAATAACTGCATCTCGGAAACCCTCATTCGTGTTCCAGAGAACGATTATACCAGCAGCAAGAGCTGCTATAGCCGTAACGATAATACCGATTAAACTTGCGTCTTGCACAGCATTAAAGGCCGCTTGCGCGATTGTGCCCGCTTTCGTGGCGGCGGTATATGCATCCATCGCGACCTTTCCGCCCTTTGCCGCATTTACAAAGTTAGCTATGTCTTTCACTATCAGCACGATATTCATCGCGGCTACAGCCGCTGCCATTGCCGCGGCCGCCGTTGCAATAGCACTCAGCTTTTGATCCAACGCTCCGCTTGCGAGATTCTTTGCCAGCTCCGCGACCTTATCCGCAAGCCCGGAAACAGCGTCGGTAGCACTTCCAGCAAACTTTTCATAAAACGCAATCCCCGCCGATTCCGCCGCACCGCCTAACTGCTCTACCGCACCTTTAAGGTTACCCTGCATGGTTTTCGCCATTTCATCGGCAGCGCCGTCAGAATTTTTTAAAGATGACGTTAGCGTGTCAAGATTTTTACTTCCATCTTTTAACAGTACCTGCATTCCGGACAGGGAATTGGTACCCATGATGGTCGCTATGGTATTATCTTTCTGCTCGTTCGTTAATCCACTCGTTTTTTCCCCGAGCTCTTTGATGATTTCGGAAAGGGACTTCATTTTACCATTTGCATCATATGCGCTGAATCCGATCTCCTTCATGGCCGCCGCCTGTTCTTTTGACGGGTTCATGAGGTTAGTCAGCGCGCCGCGCAAGGTAGTACCAGCCTGCTCACCCTTGATCCCGGCATCGGCCATTTCGCCTATTGCCGCTGTGACAGATTCCAAGGACCACCCAGCGTTTTGCGCAACAGGCGCAATGTATTTCATGGCGTCGCCGGTATCCGCGACGGCGGCGTTGGTCTGCGCCGCGTTCTTTGCCAGCACGTCCGCGACATGCCCGGCGTCCGATGCCGCAAGGCCAAATCCGCGCAGGGTAGAAGCGGCGATATCAGAAGAGGCAGCAAGGTCTTCCCCGGACGAAGCGGCAAGGTCAAGCATACCAGGCATAGCTTCCATTATTTCAGACGTACTAAAACCTGCGCTTGCAAGGTTCTCCATGCCTTGCGCCGCTTCTGTCGCTGAATATGCCGTGTCTGCGCCGAGCTGCACAGCTTGTTTATTCAAATCGTCAAACTCTTGCCCGGTTGCTCCGGAGATAGCTTTGACACGGCTCATTTGTGCTTCAAAGTCAGCTCCCGTTTTTCCAGCAACAACGGCGATCCCGCCAATAGCGGCGGCCCCCGCAAGCGCGACCTTATTCACACTTCCCATTGCATCGGATGATTTTTGCAGTTTGTCGCTAGTGTCCGACACCTGCTTTGCAAGCTTTTCTTGTTCGGCTTTGAGCTTTGCGGATTCCGACGTGCTTTCTGACAGTTCACGCTGCATGTTATTTAGTTCTGTCGTGGCTTTATTTACGGACTGCTTCCAGCCGAGAGTGACCTTATCATTTTCTCCATATTTTTCCGTTGCGGCGGCAAGCCCTTGCTTAAGAGAGTCGAGCTTTTGCTTTTGCACTTCAATCTGCTGAGTAAGCACTTTCGCCCGTGCAGCGGCTTTTTCTTCACTGCTGTCGTTTTTGTCAAAAGCAGAAGTAACCGCCTGCATTTCAGATGCGAGAGTTTTTTGCTGCGAAATTAAATTCTGAATTTGTTTGCGAAATTCAGCTTCTCCCTCGATACCAATACGAGGACCGATATCATAGGCCATATATTTCACTTCCTTACAATAAAAAACAGCAGTCGTCCTCCGGTTGCTGTTGATTCTTTAATTCTCCTGTGATATGATTCCTTTAAAAGGAGGGGTAACCGTGGAATTATTTCCTGTAAAAAAAGACAAAAGCGGAAATCCAATATGTACCTTTATTTACTATTCAGGCATAGATTTATTTTCACAAGGCAATAAAGCAGTATTCTTTATGGACGCTGTCTTGAATGACAGTGAAAGGCAAATTGCTTTTGTGCCACATCAAAAGGCTGTGGAGCCCGCTTATTTGCCTTACTGCCAAATTACAGCCGCTGATTTTACATCATCTGCAAAAATAATTGCAGAAAGTAAAAACGTTGCAGGCCGTGCTGTAATCGGTGGATTAGTTCTAGGGCCATTAGGCGCTCTTGTTGGTGGAGCATCTGGTATTGGTGATAAGAAAAAAGCAATCGTCAGTAACTATTTGGTCATTAATTATCATCCTCATGGGATTGACGACGAAGTAAAAGCCATTGTTCTTGAAATTGTAGGGCGATCAGCACGATGGGATAAATTTCTCCGGGCTTTAAAGGAACGGATACCTAAACGACCTGTCTCGCAATATCTTTAAAGCCACTTTGGCACGCCTTGTGCTCTGCGGTATGTTTTTCCGTGAATGATTCTCACGTTCGGGTCTTCCCAACCAATAAAGTCAAACAGGGTTTCAAGGTTTGCTTCGTCAAGGTCCTTCGGGTTCCAGAAATAGTTTTCAGCCAGCTTCCGATACAGGCCGATGATAACCATTTCCGGGTCTTCCTCCATCGGGGCGCTTTGCGCGCCCCTTTTCAGTTTTTTTCGACAACCCCGGAAATGCCGTTTACAATGTCGACCAGGCAGCGTTCAATTTCTTCATTGGATAGACTCTTTTCCAACTCGTCAACCGTAAACTTATTGCCGTACACGTCACAGATCAGGTTTGCCTTACGGATACTCGCATCTTCAAACTGCTGCAGCATCTGTTCAACGCTGGAAAGATCATTTTTATCCAGCTCTTTGCCTTTCCTTGCGACAGCAAGAGTATCCTTTTCGACGGCCATTGCTTCGCGGGACTGCCATGCCGTAATACGACCTGTTGTATAAATCTTTTCCCCAAGCTTCAGCGTAAGAGTTTTCATATGTAATACCTCCGTTTAATTATTCTCCGCGTTCACGCGCGCTTTGAATCGTATTTGGCCCCCGAAGGGGCCTATTGTTATGCTGTTGTGAAAGTAATGACCGTGTTTTTGATACTATGCCCATATACGTCTTTGATCTCCCCGGCCACCAGCGAATAGGCCGTAGCCGCTGTAAGAACTGCAGCCGGATGAATGGTAATAATTTTCTTCGTCGGATCCAGTGACGCCGTAATATTCACCGACGCAAGGTTCGCATCCAGCAGCGTCGCCGTGATGCTCGAAATCGGGTTATTCATCGTCAGCGTGATATCGCTGTCAGCTGCAACGCCGGTCGCGTTATCGGCCGGGATGCTATCTGTCATTTGCAATTCAGCGGGTTTAGGCGCTGTATCCGGCGTTTGGACCTGTTCAAACCAGCTATCATCAGCAGTAAACGCGGCGTCGTCAGTATCACCGAAAATGCGCTTGATGCCCTTTTTCTTGTTATCTATCGGCCATTTATGCGTGGTGACAATAGCTGTATAAGTCATCTCGTAAGTATGCTCGGATACATCATCAGATTTACTTTCGGCATCTTCCGTTCCGCCTGTGAAATTGCCTTTGAGATATTGGTAGTAGCGATAATCATCCGCACCCTTATTAAACCGGAAAGACAGCGCGGTATCCGGCGGGTTGAGTAATCCGGTATCGAGGACTCGCCCCGTGGACTCGTCATAATGCTTGCCGAGATATTTTGCGGCCATTTTGGCAGGCACACCGGACAGTGTTAACGTAATAGTAGTCACGCCCTCGGTGTTGTAATTAAAACCGGGAACATTGTCGTAGTACGTTGTCTTATTGTTTGTACTGACCTCAGACGAAACTTCGGCGGCCGGTGCTAAATACTCCGGTGTCTCCGCCCGATATGCAGCTTCGCTGTCCTCCTTTACGATTGCGGCATGGACTTCATCCACACCGACAAACTCGCCGTATTTTTTCTCCATGCAGTACACCTCATTTCATGATTTTTTCTGTTTCTTCATCGATCACGCGGGCCATCTCTGCCTGCGCGGTCTTTTTTGTTGACCTTACCGCCGTGCGTACAAACGGTTGCTTCCGGCGGACGGAGGAACCGCTCTCAACCGCACGGGCAAGAAGCTGATTCGGAAGCCCCTGCGGATATTTCTCCGTCGGGTGCTTGCCGTATCCGTCAAAGCCGAGCTTTGTGTTGTAGTCGCCGTTTCTGTCGGTATCGACGCGGGCAACGCCGAAGCTTTCCGCGAGGTCCTGCTTCTGCTCTTTTGTAACTCCGTCAAATTGATCTCCGTCGCGCAGATACCGGAATTTCTCTTCCGGTAGCGACTCAATATTACTTTTGATTTTATCCGCCACGATCTTTGCGCCGGCATAGATTGCTTTCCCGGCGACTTTGTCCTGCCCTGCGGCAAGTCTGGACAGCTTCACCGCCCACTCGTCCCCGGCCTTAAATGCATAACGCGCCATCAGCAAATCACCGTCCAGACCCACTCATAATGGATGTACCCCGTATCGTCTTCATACTGCACCGAATTCAGCCGGTGCGCTATCCCCGCAGCATCCAGCGCGGCGCCGATTGCTTTCACGTTCGGGTCATACTCGGATTTTGTGAAATAATCGACCGTGCCGGTCAGCGTATCGGTTGTGTGCCGATTGTCGGCATAACCGCCCCCGCCTCCGTCCTCAGCCCACACGATGTACTGATCCGTTTTTTTGTGGGCTTTATAATGCCCGACGTTATCGGCGACGGAGAGAAGGGCGGCTTTCAGCGTATCAAGCGAGTTCATAATTCTGCGTCACCCTTTCCAGCGTGAGGTCCATCGACGGCGGTTCCGCGTCTTCCGGATACTGCACCCGCGTAATCCGGTACTGTTTGCCGTCGTTCGGAATCGCTACGTCCTGCGCCGAGACATCCCGGCGGAGAGGGCAGCGGAGCACGGCGTCAACTTTTGCCCCGGCCTGCATCGCCACGTAATAACGCTGGTTCCCAACCGTGCGTTCGTGATAGCGGAGTGTTTCTTTCAGCGTCAGGCCGTCTTTCGGCATGTCGCCGGGAGCGGAGACATTTCCGACGGAATATATTTTCAAGGTGCCGTCATTGTACGTCTGTGCTTTCTTCCGGATCATAGGCCCCCACCTCCGCTTGAATTTGTAGCGTCAGAAGTTCGTGCAGATAATTAGTCTGGAATTCATCGAGAGCGTTGCTGCGGGCGTATCGGCAATATTCCATCAGCAATTCGCGCGGTTTATCCTCGGCGGTGTAATCCAGCGCCATCCCTGCAGAGGTGTCGAGGTACTTAATTCCGCGCATAATAATCCCGGACAGCTTTGTGTCGCCGCCCGGGTCATCCCACGTTATATCCAGATTGTTTTTGACCGCGTCGAGCAGCCCATCAGGGAGTGCCATTCAGCTCACCTTTTCTTTGCGGCGGTGGACTTCGCTTCGCCGGAGAAAGCCTCCACATACGGAGCACCGGGCGCGGAATTAAGCTCCTTCGCCCGGCCCTCGTCCATATCGAGCAGCGCCCCGGCAGGTACAACCGCTTTCGCTACTTTATCAAGATAGGATTTCAATGCTTTTACAACCATCGATTATACCCCTCCCTCGGTTCCACCTGGGAAGTCAGATGCGTTCGTCACCTTAACCTGCTGGACATAGGGCACCAGACCGGAAATGTCGAGGTAAACAAAAGCGTTTTCATCCAGCGCCCTGCCATTCCCGTACAGCTTGATACGGTAAACGCGCTGATCCTCGAGGAACTTGTACTCGTCGGAATATTCAAGCTTCCCGGCCTTACCTGTTCCGAGGCCCATGAAATACTTAGGCCCAAGGCCCATCACCGCATGGCCTTCCGGTACCGCCGCCGACTGAATGACCGTGGTCGGAAACGGGAACACGCCGGAATTGAAACCACCGTCCGTGGTGCGGGGAGTAGTGGCGGGGAATACCTTCGTAAAGTAGTCCGCAGGATTCACGATCAGCAGGACAGAGGCAATTGCGCGGCGCTTGTTGTTCGGCCCCTGCGAAAGCGTGTTAAGGATAGTCCCGTAGGTTGCGGGATCCAGTGCAGTGATCGCGGTTGCAGCCTTGCGCGGGTAAACGCCATCAGTAGCGCCGGTCAGTGCGCGGGTCATTCCGAGGGGCTTTCCGCTGCCGTCGCCGTCCACAATACCGGCTTCCAAGGCGACCGCGAGCGCTTCGGAAAGCAGGGTACGGACATACTGGTCAAGCCATGTCGGGCCGAGATCAAGCATCGCGTTGGCGACCGGGATAAATGCAGACAGCTTTTTCTTGTCGAGATTGATCACCGCAAACGCGCCGGACAGTTCATCCGTGATCGTCGCGGTCAGCTCGCTCCACCCGGCCACGCCGGAAGTCGTGGAAATCAGAATTTCCGTCAAGGCGCTGGTGTTCTGGAAATTGATTGCGTCCAGAAGCGGGTGATTGGCGGTCAGATCATCGAAAACCGCATTGATCGTGGTTTTCGGAAGCGTTTCATCAATCAGGGTAACGGCAGATTTCGCGTGTCCGCCGGTCATGTCGCTGCGAATCGCGTCGATGGCGCCCTGCCAGTATTTGGTTTCCTCGCTGGTGAGCTGCCGTACGCCGCGCTGTGCGAGGACGGTCGTATCGTTCTGCCGGATCAGTTCCTGCGCATCCTTCATCACCTCGTCCTGGATGTTGTTGGCAAGATCAGACCACGCCTGTGCAAACGCCTCGGTGTCGTTGGACTTTACCGCCTCACTCATACGCTGGAGGATTTCGGCCTTCTTTTCGTTGAGAGTATCAAGATTTTTCATGTTATCAGTCCTTTCCGCCCGTAAGGGCGCTCAAAAATTTCATGGGATTGTTTTCTTTCGGGGGTTCCGGGATTTTTGCCATGAGCTTTTCCACAACGGCGGACGCCAGTTTTTCAACGTCAGCCGGAGATTGCATAGCGGCTTTCGGCTTTGCCGTAAATTTATGAACCATCACCCGCATGGCGCTTTGGCTTGCAGCGCTGCTTTCGGCGGCGCTGGAAATCTCTGTCGCAAAACCCATCTTCAATGCGTCCTCCGGCAAGATCCATGTGCCCTCATGGTTTTCACCGTCAAGCAGGGTGTCCAATTCCTCGCGGGCGATGTTTACCCGCTCCATATAGGCATTCCCGGCGGCCTGTGAAATCTTGTCGAGCTCATCGGCAATCCCGCGAACCTGCGCGCCGTTCCCGGCTATGCCTTCCATCCATGCATTATGGATCATAAGGATTGATGCGCTGTTCATGATCCGGTTATCCCCCGCCATAAATATAACGGACGCGGCGGAGCAGGCGAATCCGTCCACGATTGTGTTGACCTTTGCCTTGCTGTTTTTGAGGGTGTTAAAGATCGCTATGCCCTCGTTGGTGTAACCGCCCATGCTGTTGATATGGACATTAATCGTATCGACGTCGAGCGCTTGAATGTCCTTCACGATGGACAGGCTGGACGTCTCTCCGAGATCAAGCCCCCATGCTTCGTCGATACCGGTATCAACAGCATCCGCGATGTCCCCGAAAATATAGAGATCAGCCGTGCGCCCGCTGGTTTCCATCGAATAATACTTTTTCAACTAATCACCCCCTCTCTCGGAATCATTCTTTCTCAGCTGTTTCATCGTTTCCCTCCATAGTTGCCATCAGATCGGCAACGGTATAATTTTTTGTAATCATGTGTCGGTTCGCCCAATCAGCATCAATCGGCTCATCGTTACACAGTTTCCGGATGTCGTTGATGCTGTATGCACCGGAAGAAATCAATTTGTCAATGGAGGTTGACACGCTCAAAAGGTCGATGTGCTTAATCGATTTTGTGTCAATCTGCAAGTAGTTTCGCTTCAAAAATTCAGACTTGCCATAGCGCTTTCGATTAATCTCTTCCTCCAACATACAAGTCAGAGGATCAATGCAAAACGTCAGAAGCTGGTCCGTAACCTCATTCACGCCCTGCACGTCGCCGTGGAGCAGAGCCGGGGGAACACCAAACGCTTTCGCCGTGAAGTCTGAAATATCATCCACCATTGCCCGAATATCACGGGTACTTTCGGAGGAATAGGTTTTGCTTCCGATGTCGGTATAGGACTGCCCTGTGCCGAGGGGAAGAATAGCATCGCCAGCGCTCATAAACGTTTTGAATTTATTTGTCAGCAGATCATCAAAGGCTTTTCTTTGCTCCGACCCCGCGACCGGCAATGTCTCATAATTGAAAATTCCCTTCGTCCCGCGCGACTTCTGATAGGCTTTCATACTGTATGCAAGCAATTTTGAATAGCTCGCATATAGCGCCGCCGTGACCTTCCGCATATCTTTTTCGGAAAGCTGCCAATACAGCACATCAGACTGTGAAAAGGTCTTGCCGAAAGTGAAATCCCCGACGGTTACCTGGGCAAAAAGATCGTCGTAGAGCGCATACGGCGTTCGGATGAAACTGTCCGCCACAAGCAGTTGCCCGTTCTGCTCAATAATCAGGCATTCGTTGTGCCGATAGAGTTGCGCAATCCATTTATGGATAAATCCGCTTGAATTCTGATTCTTGTTCGGCTCCACGTTCCAGAGATAATACTCTGCGCCTTTCTTTTCAACTCCGCCGGAGTAAGTCTTGAATTCGCACTTGCTGACGGCGTTTGCAACGGTGTTGACCGTGGACCAGAAGGCAAGCTCCCGGTAATACACATCCGCATAGGCTTGATAATATTCGTCGATGTCCTCTGCAAGGCCCTCACCGCTGACCGGTACCGCCTGACCGCCGAGCTTTTCTTGCAGCCAAGATATTAATCCCAATTTCTCACCTTCTTTACAGGGTAATTACAGGCATGTCATCATAGGAGCTTGTAACTTCATCCAGTTCGCTTTCAACCGTCATTGAGTGGACCAATGCCATCCACGGGTCTGTCTTTCTGGACTTTGCCTCAATCTTCGCATAGTAAAAATTTCCCGTGCTGGTTCCTTCGGCCCGCCCGCGCTCTTCCCGCTTTGTATTCCGAGCGGCCCAGCGGAGCGGCGGGTAATCCCCCCATGCAAAATTCTGATTGATAAACACGCTGTCAATAACCGGGATTGTCCGCATAATGTCATTCGGTCGAACGCAAACCAGATTTTTATAGGTCTTTGCGTCAAACCCAACATCGCGGAGCGCCCGAGCCACAACGGCATATTTGTTGTTATCGAGCGCCAGTTTTTTGATATTGTACTTCTGCGCTTGTTTCGCGATCCACTCGGCAAGGATGTCCGGATTGATTTCCTTTTCATCCACCAGCGTAAGCCAGCCGCGAGCCGCCCAATCTTTCCACGGTATTTTCAGCCGGTTCAGATCGGCGGACTGTAGGCAGAGCCACGAGTGATTGATGTCATACCGTTTTTCACCTTCCTTAAAATGGAGGTTCGCACTGGCAAAGTCATTGATCGCCGCATAGTCAAGCCCCGCCGTGCAGGAACGCCCGGTCAGGTCTGGAATTGGCTGATTCGTCGCGGCGATGTTTTCCTCTGCCGTGATCGGCGTTTCTTCTCCGCTGCGAGGGAGGTTCATGCGCTTTGTGTAAAAATCAAGAAATGTCTGCCGGTCGTACTTCATTTTGATGTACTCGGAATCCATTTCTTTTTTCAGCTCGGGGAAGTATGGAAGAGAAGGATTTGCCTTTTCCCACAGCTCCGGATGGCTGACTTCCTCATCCGAATCCATCTTGTAAATCAGGGGGCAAAGCCCAAGCTCGGTTATGTCGCCACTCAAAACATCGTGCGCCAAGCGGAGATCGTCATCAAGTACACCGTCGCGGACATAGCCGTTTGTTGTGATTTTGAATATCCGGCTGTGTTTCCGTTTGCCAAACCCGGACTGAAACACGCCGATGCTTTTGGAATTTTCGTACTCATGCTCTTCATCAAAAATCAAACACGCCGAGCGCTTACCGTCTTTTGTGCGGGCATTCGACGTGTTGTATTTGATATAGGATTTTGTCTGTAAATTTGTAATCTCAACTTTGGACTTATAAAAAAATCGTTTGGATTTTGTCCAGGTGCTTTCCAGCATGGAGTAAATATCTTCAAACGATGTTTTCGCTTGATCTTCGCTGTTTGCGATAATATCGACGTTGTACCCGTTTACGCCGTGATACTTTGTCGTGAGATACCATGCTAATCCAGAAATAAACCCGTTCTTGCCGTTTCCACGCCCCATCATGATGAAGAACTCATTGAACACTACGGTATCGGTCTGGCGGTAATAGCAATGGACAAGGGACAAAACAAAAAGCTCCCACGGCAGGAGCTTTATTTCAAAATATCGTTCGATCAGTTCAACGGCTTTGTCAATCTTCGCGGTGTCGATAAACACATCGGCCGGCGGGGAAAGCTTTCGCTCAATGTAATCCATCGCCTGACGGATTTCTTTGGGCGCCTTTACTTTCCCGTTGCGGACCGCCGACATGTAATCGTCGATGTACTTACATTTCAACATCCCCGCCACCGTCCGTCTGCGCGGGACGGATCCCGAGGCTGTCCAGCAGCTTCAACATCTGCGCATTAGTTTTCAGGAGATCCCCGACGGAATCATTGCGCTTGATATTGATCCCGGCCTGAGTAACGCTCTCCACGGTGACGCCGCGCGCTTCGATATCGGCTATCAGGCGGTTTTTTGTGTCCCACAGCTTCATGTAATCGGTAATCATGTCAGTGTAATAGGCGCCTACCGTTCCATTGCGCTCAAGCTGGTCGAGGAGATCCTGCTGAATTTCGTCCCGCAATATTTTTTGTTTCGTTTTTTTTGGCACACCAATCACCTCCCATATGTGCGCGATGGAAATATAAAATGTCTTGAACCCAAACGAGTAACAACCCCCGAAATTAAAACGCGTTTTATTTTGACCGGGGGGGTGTCAGGTTGCGCTCCGAAAAATATCAAACGCGCTACCATAAATCTGTTTTCTCATATTTTCTTTCAACTCTTCGAGATCAATGGTAACAGTCGTGTCATCCGCAATCTTTACGTCGTGGTAATCATGCTTTACCATGACCGGTGCGGCAGCATCTTGCATAAGTGGGGCAACGGAATCAGGCATCATGCGCTCATTTTCCATAGCACCAACAAAGCAATACTTGCCACCCTTTACACAAGGATTGTATTCCGAGCATCCTTTGCAGTCCTTAGAGAACTGCGGATATTTCTTTTTGATGCATGTGTATCTCATACTCTCAACTCCAATCTTCCGGCCACGGCTCCGGCTTGCTATGCCTAAGCCTTTCCGGGTGACATACTGTTTCGTGACAACCTTTGCATACGGCGATTAGGTTGCGTTGCGGCACTCCGTGCTTATCCAGATACCACTTACTCAATGCCAATTCAGGATGATTCCGAAGATGATTTACATGATGCACATGGTTCGCTTTGGCGTAGGCCCCGCGCTTTCGGTGCTCCTGACATTCATTCTTCTGTTCTCTCAGGACTTCCGCCCGCAGGTGCCTCCACTCGGAGGACACATAGAATTCATGGACGTTGCCAGAGGTGATAAGCCGTCTAAGCTGTCGGAGCGTTCCCCCTGATAGAAGGATGATTACTTTGCCCTGCACTTCGGTGCGAACTATGTCCTTTTGCTGGGCGGACCACTTCTCCACTACGCGGCGCCTCCCGGCGTAGGCACCTCGGCAGCGTACAGACCCAGGCTCCGGTTCTCCTATAATTGTTCCAAACACACTCTGGACTGCACACTGCCGGTCACCTCACTTTTGGTATAAAAATGGACGCCACAATGGGCGTCCGGCTAAAATTTATAAATTCTTTAAAAATATATTTTATTCGGTATATGACTGTGCTATAATACTGTCAAAGGAGGCGATAATATGAAATATTTTGTCAAGAATGACAAAGTCCACAAGTATCCTGTACCCAGTACATGCAACGTAAAGTATACTAACGAAAATCTGCATGATACTCCGCCAAAAGGATACGAGAAGTGCGACCATTGCTTCCAATCAGGTAACGGCTAACACTTTAAGGACCGGCTTCTATAGCAGTAGAGGCCGGTCTCTTTTTATGTCATCCTCCAGCTCTGCCCTGTTCTGCGTTCATATAGGTCACAAAAACAATCATAACAGAAACAGTCTGTGGATTTTGCGACTCTATTCCAGACTTCATCCGGTACAGTGAAATCATGAATGTCCCGTCCACATCGACGGCATCGGGTGAAATCGTTAGCTGGCCGATACGTAGGAAGATGTCGATTGTTGAACCAGTGCCAGAAGTGGAACAAGTAAATTCGTATCATTTCAAAGGAATATGAAAACGTTCTTTTCAGCATAAACTCACCTCGTAATAAGCATGCCCAAAACAAATATGAATACAAAAGGCCGCCCGCACACGCACGGACAGCCTTGGAATATTTGATTTGCCCGGCTCCCCGGGCGTGAGTTAGGACCATCATGTTACGTAGCTGGTGTCAGTGCCCTGTTCCGACCCGGAAGGCCCCAGCTATTGCCGCGCCCGCTGACATATCTGCGCCGCCCGTAGCAATCCGGACGGCGCTATTCAAGGAGGAGTCCCGGCTACTGATCCCGCCACCGGGAGGCGAGTTTTAAGAAGGAGAGATATGGATAAATGTTTCCTTGTAAATGCTCTTACAACTCTTCATTTTTAATTATACAGGGACATTAGGGGACAAAGGGGGACACTTCCAAAATCTTTTCAAATATTTTTTATTCGCCTCCATGCTATACCCTGTTTCATGCGCTACTTTGCACCAGCTCCATCCCTTCCGGTAATGCATATCCAGCAGCGTTTTTGCTCTCACGTCCGTAATGCCGTCTATAAAGCCGTCTATGGCATTTTTTTCCTGTTCGAGTAATTTCACCTCTTGCCGTGCTTTCTCGTCTCTACGGACCCCGTGTAGCGTAACTGAGTGGTTTATGTATGGATACTCGTCCAACGAACCTTTTACCGAGTCTGTGACGATTGTCGTTTTCAGGTCTTTCAAGCGGACAATGATGTCGTGATAGTTCTCAAGCTGTTCTCGCGTCAATCAACATCCCTCCTATCGGTCCTTCCGTAAAGATAATCCATTGAGACATGCAGCGCGTCGGCCAGACAGCATAGATTGAATGAAGTCGGGTCGTGCCGGCCGGATTCATAGCCGCAAATCAGATTTTTACTGACTCCGACTTCCTTGGCAAGCTGTCCCTGCGATAAGCCTCGTTCCACTCGGAGAGATTTAAGACGGTCGGGAAAAGTCATGTGGAATCACCCTTTCCACCCATCAGCGCGCCGCAGGAAGGGCAATGTGCGGCCTCTTGATCTATGTTGCAGATTTCGTGCCCGCAGTTACTGCACTCGGCATAAGCTACAAGACCATGATTTTCGGTCTGTACGCCGTTGCAATCCTTGTAGATCCACCTCCCATGTATCACCGGCCTAAGCTCTCCTGCAGCGACGGCGCGAAGGTAGGAGGCGGCAAGCGAATAAGCCATCTCGCATTTTTTCACGCGTTCCACTCCGGCCGATTGCGATGCGGCGCTGAAAAAGGTCGTCGGTGCGTCAATCATACACTTTGCTTGCCGAGCGGATTCTTCCATGATTTCCGCCGCTTCGAGCGGCGTCATTTCAGCCGGCATGGTTGGCCTCCTTAAAATATTTTCGGAGATAGTCGCTATCAATCTCAACCCATGAGCTTCCGCCAAGATTGTCAAGATGGTGTTCGGCTCCGATAATGTTTCCGCCATCGTCATTGAGTTCCCACAAGGAGCCTTTTTCAATCTCCATAATTTCGTCAGTGGAAAACCCGTTATCGTCGTATTTATCAAGTTCGAATGATTTTATGCACTCATAAATCATTTCTCCGCCTCCTGCGTTTCGTGCGTCTGCTGGGCCTGATTGATGTATTTTGTAATTTCTTCTTGCATGATTTTTTTGCATAATGTTCCGTCAGCAGTGCCACCCGGAAACGCTTTATCTTTTTCCACTAGTTCCAACGCCTTTTTCAGCGTGGCGCTCTCAACGAGCAACTTGTCACACTGCTTTGTACAATCGATATTGTACCGGTTAATTTCGTCTTTTGCGGCCTTCAGCGCAGCGTTTTCTTTCTCCAACTCGTAATTTTCAGTTGCTTGCTCTAAATTTGACTCTTTGTAACTTTTAATCAGCTTTTCACAGTTTTTTGCCTGTTGATCGAGCGTCGTCTTCATAGCCGAGAGATTATGCACGTCGCATTTGTGCTGGTCCGTCAGCCGTTCCACTTCGGCAATCAGTTCCGGCATATCGGTGCGTGCGTGGGCGATAAAGTCGGCATCAGGCTGTTTATATTTGTACTTTGAATTTCTCAACTTTGCAATAATTACGCCTTTTTCTCCGCTCATGTCGTAAACGGTAAAGTCTTTGAGGTCAAATATTGATACCCACGGCCCCGGCGTTGCCGCCTGCTCCCGTGCCTTGATCTCTGCAAGATATTTAGCGTCCATCTTTATGCCTCCTGCTCTTGATGTAATCGATAAATTTGATTCCATCCGCAATAGTATTAAATACCAACAATATGAATCCGTATATGGCGCCTAAAATCAACGCCCACATGATAATCTTGTCCATCACTTTTTCCTCCTTTTTTCTGTTCCACCCCGGATTTTAGATCATTTTTTTCGAATATGCCTTATGCGCTCTTCTTTTTCACATCGCGGTTCTTGCTTCGGCAGGAACCGCGTTTTTATCGCGTGTAAATTCGACGGTTGCGTGATGGGTATGTGACTACCTGTTGGGTTTTTCCTATACCTTTATATAGGAATTAAAGAAGTATATATATAAGGTTCTAGGAAAGCCCGTATTTCTTATCACAGACTTGTCACATTGCCCCCAAATTTCACTTGATAAGGCAAGTATTCTTCATTAACAGAAAATCCGCGATAAAACACGCCGTCACGGTCATGCCCCTTTGAAAACCGTTTTGCCATTTCAATTCCAAACTTCGTCGATTTCATTTCGTATTCGTTGTTCTCTCTGGCCCACTTTGCATAGGCTTGAAAAACATCTTTTGCACGCACTTTTTCCCATCCGTCATTAATTTCGCAGCACGCATCCATGAATGCACTGATAACGTCCATTTCAGACCGGTATTCAGCCGTTGCCTGTTTTACTGCCTGCGGCTGCTCCAAGCCCTCTCTCTGCCACAGCAAACAGCCATCGACGGCCCATTTCAGGATACCGGGGAGCTCCTGATGCAGCTTATATTTTAAATTTTTGTCGACACGGTCCTCCGGAATACAGACAGTGAACGGAATCAGGCAGATACGGCGCCAGATTCCGACGTCGGTTCCGCGGATCACCGGCTTGTGATTTGTGGACATCCAGAGCTTAAACTCCGGATAAAACTCAAACTCGTTTTCGTATTTTCTGGACGCGGTTACCTTATCGCCTCCGGTAAGCTGCTTCACAAGGCCCTCATTCAAGCGTACCCCCTCATTCGGCTCTGCAGAGTTGACAAACCGTGCGCCTTTCAGCCGCGCAATATCGCTCGTCGGACCGGTTGCTCCAGGTTTGACCATAATTGTTTCAGGCTGGATATTTGTTGCATAATCCCCGATCGCGTCGCTGATCGTTTCGAGAAAAGTTGACTTCCCATTTCGTCCGGTTCCGTAGCAAAAGAACGCGCATTGCTCCTGAGTCGATCCGGTCAGAGAATAGCCGACAGCTTTTTGAATATACCGGATTAACTCCTGATCCCCGCCGAACGTGCTGTCAAGAAACGAATCCCACAGCGGATGATCGATTTTATCCGTATATTCGCAGTTCGTTATTTTAGTGATGAATTTTTCGCGGTCATGTGCCTGCAATTCTCCTGTTTTTAAATTAATAATCCCGTTTGGAGTGCATAGCAGAGATTTGTGAGTGTCAAGCTGATCCGGCGTAATCGGAACATGATGCTGAGCTTCAGTAATCATCGAGCTTTTAGAGCGGTTCGATCTTGATTGCTTTAAATGTTTCATATAATTTTTCTCTACAGTTTCGGTGTCGCCCCAGTTTTCTGGCGCATTTTGGACGTAATAGTCCATGTCGTTTCGCATCTGCTCCACGATCTCGTCGGCCATGCGGTGAATTGCGCCTGTAACATCGAAACACCACTTGCGACCGTCATAGTAAAGCCATGATTTGTTGACATAACTGTACCGGATACGGTCGCCAAAAGTATCCACAAGGCGTTCCGCGTTGCCGGTATCATCGAAAGAATAGAGCTTCTTTTTTTCTGGTTTCGCGGCAGGCTGCCCGATGACGATATGATATTCCGACTTTGGTTCATACACTTTAGTGCAGTCCTTGACGGCCTTTTGCAGAGTGATTTTTCCATATGTAGTACCGGATTGCTTTCGGTCCCATTTGTCTCGCATTAGGCCGGAGGAACGGAAAATTTTGTCCATGAGCTGCTCGTCGCAGCGGCACCAGAAGGCAAGCATGTTGCAAAATCCGAGATCGGCTTCTGACTGTGAGGTATAAAAACTATCCCATTTTCCGGCGTACAATGCCCGGAAGGTATCGCCCTGTTTGGAATCTTCGATAAGACGAATAATTTCTGATTCGGAAAGGTTTAACGGTGCCGGAGTCTCTATTCCTGTCGATGGCTCCGTCCCGCCGCCGATATATTTTTCATGGAGCGGTTTGATCCGTTCCGTGCAGTCGGCAATCTCAGCAAATTCGGAAGCACAGTTTCCGGTCATAATGAAAAACCGGCCGGATTCATACATTTCTACATTTTTACGACGTCGACCAGCAGGCGGGAGTTTACCGCGGCAAATAATATGAATGCCGCGGCCACTTTGCGAATACTCCGCATAGGACTGTAACCCGTAAATGAATTCACCTATGATATTATCTGTTTCACCGTGTCGATAATCTTCAATCGCGCCCTCTACACCGTCGATATCAACGCCGAAATACCCGGATCCCGAAAACATAAAACCTATTCCTGAAAAATTTACAGAGGCCGCCACGGCATCGTCAAAGCCGCACCAGGTATCCGAATTATTAGACTGCGCCTGCCCGCCGGTTTTTGCGTTGATGGGTACTTTTTTTATTTTGCCCGGCTTTCCGGGATCCGGCACTGCTTGCCAGCAGCACCAATTGTTGACGGAACGAATTTCCTGCGGTATGTATTCGAACAAAAAAATCAGCTCCTGAAATTAAAATGGCAGATCGTCGTCAGATTTTACAGTTTCATAGGTTCCTTCGCTTTGCTGCACAGGTGTTTGCTCCGGCGTAACATCCTCGGCGCCCTTCCACTTATGCCTGCAATCCGGGCACTGCGATTCATTAACCCACTTTACCCTGGCATTTGTTTGTCCTTTGTATTCTTCATGTTCCACAGTTACCAGAACGCACTTGTTTTTCAATTCGTCAGCCCAGTCAGAAAGAGACTCATAAGATTTTCCGTTTGGCAGCTTTGCTGATTTGGAAACGGCATTGATTTGTTTGCTGGAATATCCGCTGCAGGCAAGATCGGCGGGTGACGGTTCTTTTTTCTGCCAGATACGATGCCAGATATATTTATTTTTACACGGCTGATCCACGTCGTTCCTTACAACCAGAGTAATGCCCATATAGACGGTTCCGCCTTTTGTTGCATCTTCCCCGGCGTATTTGATAATGCACTCATATTCTCCTTCGGGAATCAGATCAGAGCCTTCTGCTGCTTCGCTGTAATTTACACTGTATGCCATAATGTAGCCTCCTGTTATATGAATTTATGTTGCACAATTAAAAGCGCATCTTCAGGGCTTCGTGCGATACCCGACATGTATCCGTAGGACCGCATCAGATTTAAAAAATCGGTCTGTTCTTTGCGTATGTGACCGCCTGGCTTTTTGACTTCAATAAACCCTGCTTGACCGTCGAATCCGCAAAAGAGAAGATCGGAAAAACCTTTCGGCAGGCCACAGATACGGCGCAAATGAATTAAAACCGGCTGCTTGAATTCCTTAGAATAGACTTGTTCGCCTTGCCAAAAGTCACCGGAGTTTGTCCGGAAGACAATACCATGTGGAGATAACGCCACGCGGATCTGATTCTGAATGTCGCTCTCTGTCAAACGATCCCCCTCCTCTTCGCCTGGTACCAGGCCCACCCTGGTTTATATCCCTGCTTCTTCGCATATGCCTGTAATTCTTCCATGGTGCCGCATTCCTCTGGCGTTGTATAGTCCAGCACAATGCCCTTTATCTGCTCTAAATGAGCCGTTTTAATCTCGTCAAGTGTTCTGGCCTTGACCGGATAAACAAATCCGCAGTGAGGGCACTCGGGCGCGTATTCATGGGTATAAAAGCATTTAGGACATTGCCGGATTTTAAACTCTGAAATCTCTCTTTTTTTGCCCGGCTTTTTCGGAGTCAAGTCCCATTGCCGATCCATATCCGGCAGCCCGAACCTGGCGTAATTTCCCACATGGTCGATAATGACAGCTCGTTTTCCCGGCTTATACCGCATGCAGCGCATGGACTGCTGAATATACAGCGTCAGAGATTTTGTAGGCCGCAACAGGATTGCAGTGTTGCAGTCCGGAACGTCGAAACCTTCACTTATGAGATCAACATTGCAAAGTATACTTATAGTTCCATCCCTGAAGGATGCAATTATCCTCTCTCGATCTGCTTTCGGCGTTTCCCCGTCGATGTGTGCCGCCGTGATCCCGGCCGCGTTGAATTGTTCCGCCATATTCTGACTGTGTTCAATGGATGCACAATAGCAGATTGCCTGTTTGCCGTCGGAAAGCTGTCGATAATAATTGATTACATCACCGTAAATAGCGGACTGGTTGAGCTTTTTTACTACTTCTTCAGTGACATATTCGCCGCGCTGAACATGGAGCCCGGTCAGATCCGCGACAGTCGGCGCGTAATATTCGTAAGGCGCCAGATAACCATTTTCAATCAACCATTTTGTGCTGACACCGATTACCAGCTTGTCGTTGACATCTCCCAGACCGCCGCCGTTAAGCCTGACCGGCGTTGCGGTAACTCCAACGCGCCGCGCGTCCGGAAATGCTTCATAGATTTTTTGATAGGAGCGGGCCAGTGAATGATGATTTTCGTCTGTGATAATAAGTGCCGGAGGATGGATTTTGCTGACGCGCCGGCAGATCGTCTGGACCATCCCGATCCGACACAGGTCCATGTTGACGCCCCACCAGTGGAACGTATCGCGGATTTGCTGGCAAAGTTCCTGCCGATGGACAAGGAATAGCACTCTGTTGTCCTTGGCGGTCGTCTGTCGTGCCATTTCCGCGACGATAACCGATTTTCCCCCACCGCACGGAAGGACGATACAAGGGGCTCGGAACCCCTCTCTGTACGCCTGCCGGGTCGCGTCGATTAAGTCGCACTGATACGGCCTGAGTTCATGCGACATAAGTCGGGCGCCCCGTCGCTTTCTGTACTCGGTGTTTGAAATCCTCCGCGTCGCCGTTGTTACTGGACAGATGAATCAGCCAGATTTCACGGACATGCGATAGGTCGTTTGCTTTTAACAGGCCGATACAGTTTTCGATACTCATATGGGACCGGCGCAGCCGACTCCGACGCGGATCGTTTTCAGAATCAGCCAGAGAATCAGCGCAAAAATTTGCTTCAACCATGATGTGGGTCAGACTACCGAAACTATAGTCGATGTAATAGGAATCTGTTACAAAAAGCAACCTCTCCCGCGTCGCCGTACTCTCGATCAGATAGAAAACCGGCTCGGCGGCGTCGTGGTGGGACATATAAGGTTTAACGGTGAGTGTTCCTATGCGCTCGAAATGATAAAACGGTTTTTTAATGCGGTCTATGCCATCCCGGTTCCACAGCTTTAGTCGGTACGTTTCCGCATTACATGCCTGTGCCGTTCCATTGGTCATGTAAACGTCGACTCCGGCTTTCATTAGGTCATTTACCGCGAGCGAGTGGTCTTTATGCTCGTGGGTGACGATGCAACCGGATATTGCGGAAAGATCATAGTCACACCCGGATTTTATTTTTTTGACTGGCAGGCCGCATTCAATTAAAAGCGCGGTCTGCCCGTCGTCAATCCGATAACAGTTTCCGGAGCTGCCGGAACCGATTATTTTGATATTCAAAACGGTTCAGCTTCTTTCTGCGGTGTCGGTTCGATTACTTCCCCAGTTTCCGGATCAACATTTTCCGGTACTTCATTCGCTGAGGTATCTACAAATTCGCGGTTCGCATTTTCGGAAACTTCCTCGTCAACTTCTGCGGCATCCGCGGAGTCCGCGCACTGGCGGGCATACCGGCCGAACAAAGATGCGTCGCTGGAAGATCCGATGATTGGCTTGCAAGCCTTGTGGACAACTGTCTTTTTTGCCATTTCTTCCGGAAATTTCGCATGAACGCTGTCAGGCTTCAGATTTCCTTTATCATCGAACGGGTGGGAAGTAGACTGCTTCCACGCCTGTTTGATTTGGTCAATGGTCATTACGGTAGAAATCTCCGAGCCGTCGCGGTGCACGACGGTAGCGTAAGCCGCGGTAATGGGATTCTTCTTGTTTTCCAATTTCTGCGAATGGTGGACCTCCACAATCTTGCCCCGCTTGATTTCGTAATCGAACTTATCACCCTCATAGACGGCGGCGGAATAAATTTCTTCAATGCTCGGGTCAACCTGTTTCGCAACCGCAATGTCACCGAGGTACGAACGCTGCAGGGCAAGTGTTTCCCCATAAGCGATAAAATAGCATTGCTTTTTGTCAGGATTCAAACCTTGAACGCACATGGAGAGCAGCGAAGATTTAATGCTGTCCTGTGTGCAGTTCTGGAAATTCTTCACGCTGGGGAGCGTAAGGGCCGCGGATTTCAGCGCGTTTTCAACGGAGTAATTCGCCGGAAGCTGAAGAGACCCATGGGCGAGAAATCCGCGGACATTGGTAGATACTGCCATAGTAGCGTTTTCTACTTTAGAGAGTTTTTCAGACATATTATTCATCTTCCTTTTCATCTAAAAATGTGGCTTCCAGATCCGCAATGTGCAGCATCAGCGCGAGAGGAAACAGACTGAAAGCCTGTGGAACATTGCGGTCGGAATAGTTGCCCATGTGAAACCGGATTGCAAATGCTTCTTCACGGGTCAGACGCATAAATCCACTGATGATGTAAACGGACTTTTCACCATGGCCGTAAGGGACCTTATCGTCAACCGAATAGTAGGGCTGCTTTTCCCACTGGCCGGTTTCCTCGTTTTTGACGTTGCGTGAGGAAACGGTATAGAAATTGACCTTGCAGATGTCATGGAGCAGGCCACAAATGGCGCGGCATTCGGGATTTTCGCAGGCCAACCGGTTATAAACGTTCACAGAGTGTTCCACAAGTCCGCTCTCATGGTTACCGTGGTATTTCGCACTTGCCGGAGCCGTGAAGAAATCGGAGCTTTTCAGCCATTCCAGCAATTTGTCGGCGCCGTCGCGGTGAATATTTTCCGTGTAGATTTTAATGAAATCGTCTTTTGCGCTCATTCCGTCCCATCTCCTATCATGTTGATGCTTAACACTCTGCCGAGAAAATCAAGGCCGTCTTTTGAAACCTGATAAGCTTTTGGATTGTCACCGCAGCCATGGGGAAAATCTTCTTTTGTGGCAAGCCTCTGTTTAACAAGATTGTCCCAGTCAGAATCATCATCGGCAGTCGTAAAATAGTTGCGCCAGACGTTGTACTTTCCACGCTTTACCATCCGATGATCGAATCCAACGCAGTGTTTCATGTCTTCTATCTGGACAAGCGAAACCGAATAATTTTTCATTCCTGCACCTCCACTCTCAGCTTTTCATCGTCCGGCGACACAGCCAGCCGAATAATTTGTGCATCCGTTTCAATCGGCAGCGTTACGCCTTCCGCGTTGTCAATCCAAATTGGAGCATCCACGCCGTAATACTTCGACAGCGTGTTAATAATATCGATGCCGGTCTGCAGCCGCTCACCTGTGGAAAGATTTGTCGAGCCGTTCGGATAAACCACGTCGCAACATTCGGCTTCCTCGCCATTTTTCTGCGGTGCGAACATGCGGAACCGGGCAATCTTGAATTTGCCATTGACCGCGGTTTCCAGCGCACGGGCCTGCTTCTTGACGTGGTCTTCACAGAGAGCGACGGCCTTTTCCCAGGTGCCTAGGTCGGAAGAAATTTGTTTTTGCTTATCCTGCAGCTCTATGACATGCTTTTTCTGGTTCTCTATTTGCTTAATCAGAATTTCAATACGTTCGGAATCCTGAATCTGCTGCTTTACACCGTCCAGTTCAGCCGCCAGCGCGTCCAGTTTGCTGTTTTTTCCGGTGTCCGTCCCTTTTTCAAGCTGATTTTTCAGGTCAACCAGACGCCCGCTAAGTTGCTTATATTCGATCTGGGTTTCATAGACGCAAGGCTTTAGCATGCCGGTGCCTTTTCCGATACGCTCCGTCAGGACGGTAACTTCTGAATCCAGCGTGGCGAATTCCTTACGAAGTTTTTCCAACGTTTCATTGCCGGTACTGATTTCTTCGGCCATTTCCTTACCTTCGGCAAGAACCACTTCTAATTTTTTGCTGCGGTTGGTGTTGAACGCCGTCCGGGCCGATTCAATCTGATCGGCAGGTAAAGGCTGCCCGCAGGTGGGGCAAGTTTCATCGCCCTTCCAAACGCTGTCATTAATTCGGTGGTATTCAACTAACTTTTCAGTCTTGCGATCGGAGAGATCAGAAACTTTCTTCTCTAAAGATTTAATCTGATATTCCACATCAGACAATCGGTCTGATTTTTCCCGGCGCTGAAAATTCAGCAAATTAATGCCGTCCTGGATCTTTTTGTTTTCAGCTTCGATACCGGCGTTATATTTCTGCCTGCCTTCTGCAATCTGCGTTTCCAGTTCAGCAATTTCCCGCCGGACCGCGTTCGCGGAATCGTCGTTTTTTAACGTCTGAATCTGATTTTCCAGCTCTGCGCGCTGCTTTTCGAGCACGGCCACATCGGGCATTACCGGCAGTTCAGCAGGAATTAGCCTCTGCGCTTCGCTGATTGCGTAGGGCATACCGTCAAGCTCTTTCTGCGTGGCTTTAGCGTTCTGCTTTGCCAGGGCAAAAAAATTATCGAACTCGCGACCGCACATCATCGTAAGCAGTTCTTTTCCCGGATCAACATTCAACTCTCCGGCGATCTTCACAAGCGTCGCGCGGCGTTCCTGCCAGCTCAATGTCTCAGTAAAATAGTGCGGGTTGGTGATCAGCTTGAACAAATCAGGATCAACCAGTTCATTGACGACGGAATTGTATTCCCCAGCCTTGACTTCCAGATCATTGACGAAATAATGAACTTTGCTGCCGGCATACTGACCTTTCATCTCACCGCGCTTCGGCCATTCTTCTATGTAGGATTTTTTCAGTGTGACGGTCTTGCCGAAATATTCGAGTTTTGCTTCGACAACCGGTTCGCGGCCGCAGCCGGTATCCGGCACTGTTTCACCGGGCTTGTGCGGAATCAGATCATAGTCCTTGCGGTCTGCGGAATCCTTGCCAAACAGCAGCCATAAAAAGGCATCCTCTGTGGTTGTTTTCCCGGCTCCGTTTTGACCAAAAATATTGACATTATGTCCTTGGGCGTCGATGGATTCCGCGGCAATACTTCGGAAACTTTTTATTGAAAGAGATAAGAGCTTCAAAATTTTACCCCCTGCCTTAATAAATCAACGAAAAGATTATGTTCTTCGACGGGATCCATCCGGCGTATCCGGATTGACCTCTGAGCCTCGCGGAACCAGTGGTTACGGACTTCCTCCGATTCGGCCAGCTTGTCGCGCAGCTCAATGATTTCGGCTGCTTGGCGGGCAATGATTTCTTTGTCGGTCATTCTGATTCCTCCAAGTCTCCGAACAAATTAAGCTTTATTCCAAGCTGCATGACAGCATAAACAACCGTAGCTAAATCCTTTCCACTGATATGAGCCATATAAAAAGTTGCTTCGCTGGTTTCCTCGAGTTCATTTTCTGTAATACCTGCAATAAATCCCTTGCGGACTTCTTTCGTGCTTCCGTCAGTGTAATGCAGGACAATTTTATCGATATCTTTTTCCTGATTCATTTGACATTCTCCATTTCTCGCTATACAATAGCGGTATCAGTTGTTTTTTGTTCGTGCCGCTCTGTGATTGCCGTCACAGGCGGCTTTTTTGTATCCGGACGATCCGGTCGTGCGTGGCTACGCCGTACTCGACCATAGCTTTGCGGGCACCCGGCGCCGGCCGGACAGCCTCGAAGTTTTCCGGTAATGACGGCATATCCGCAGTTTGTGTCTCTGACGGTGGTAATCCGCTGACGGAAAGCGCAGCCGCGGCAATAACTATCCATGATGACACGCCCTCGCGAATTCTTTCAGCCCTTCATAACTCGGGATGTCGTTGTCCATGCGGCACAGCCAAAAATAAACGTCAGCGATGTGGCTGTTAATACGGATTCCAAGCATTATGTATCAGATCCTTTCATTTGTTTGCCCGGTAAAACGCCTTTGCGAATCCAGGCGGGGTAATGGCCCTGCGTCCAGCTCTGTCCAACTTCGGCCCGGTGTACCAATCCGGCACCCTGTCGTTGCAGGTTGTCCAGCAAAATGCGTTACTCTTGTCGTTGGCATATCGTCTTGTCAAGCCCTCCGGCTGCACGGTGACAGTGGGCTTCGGCGGATTGAAATATCCCCATAAATCCGTTTTCTTTGTCCATCCGTCGCCATATTGCCACGGGTCAAATGTCATTGCCGGTTTTCCCATGAAGCGGCGCAAAAGCCCTCGCGGGTTCTCCATAGCCCAAAAGGTTAACTTGCCCTGTGTTTGGCACTTCCAGATAATTTCTTGACAAGCCCGTACTGTTTCCATACCGAGTGCGAGATCACGTTTTCTCCGGCTGCCATTCTTTGCAACGCTGAATTCCGTGCACGGCGGTGCTGCAAGGATTCCGTAAACGTCAGCCGGCGGATCATATGTAAGAACATCGTTGTCTGGTAGTGTCACCAGCCTGACATCGTACCCAGCGTCCCGGTAAGGTTTCGACCAAGCGCCTGTGCCACCGCAGAGATCGAGGATGATCTTGCCTGAATTGTCAGTCACGTTTCGCTCCCTTCCGGCTTGCGAGAGTAGGCGAGCCACGTTTTCCCTTGCTGGCGCCACTCGAAAAAGCAAGAGGGTGAAGTAACATTTACTAGGTTGCCTAAAGTCACAGCCACAATACCGTATCTGCTTGTGCAAATTTCGTCCTTACTCTCTACCCACACCGGTTCCCCGCCCATATGCTTTAGCTGTTCCACCGTCAGCGCCTTGTTTTCCGGGGCGGCGCGGCGGTCTGCTATATACTGGCGGAGCTTTGCGGCGTCCTCTTCCGGGATACGGCACATACCGCTTCGCGGCGGGTCGTCGGCATACAGAGGGCCTGTGCATTTCATATCCGCTACGTCAATCAGGGATTCAATGATGTCCAGTGCTTCCGACTCCTGTGATTTCAGTTCTTCCATCAGCTTTTCGCCTCCATACCCGGGCACCATGCCGGGATTCTTCTCAGGCTGTGATAACGCCCTAGCGCCAGCCCTTTTTGCGCTGTGATTTCCGGGTGCATGCAATAGTTTCCGGCTGGGTTCGCTGCTTCCTTCCACATTCCACCATGCTTGCATGACATGCAGGGATGGGACGCGGCGGCGGGATTCAGATTACCCATCAGCTTTTTGCCTCCTTTTTTAGACCAAGCATTTTCAGCGCGTACTCGATCCCGTCGCCATACCCGTTAATGTACTCCGACGCGCAGTCGGCGCGGGCATCCGCGAGCGCTTCGCGGAGAAGATCCACACTGGATTTGCTGACAAGCAGTTTTTTATCCGGCATAAGTTTGTACCTCCTATTCTTGTAAATTTTCCCTTTCCGGCGTAGAATATTGTCGGAAGGGAAGTGATATTATGACATACTCAACAGGTGAAAAGCCGGGAAAAGGCTCCTATCAATGCACGAAATGTGGCGAAATCGTCCGTTTGGACGATAACACAGACACGCTTCCACCGTGCCCAAAGTGTAATAACACTACGTTCCGCAAGGTAGGCTAATCTCCCGCCGGATGGTCTTTATGGCTGTCCGGCCCCTTTATGACATACGGCTTTTCGATCCCGTGTCCACAGCACGCAGAAGTTGCTCCCGGAATATATCCGAGACAGGCGTCGTATCCTTCCGGCGTTGGCATCCTGCCGCAGCGGGTGCACGGGCGTTCTTCTGTAATGGAGCGGCCGCTGTCGGCGTAGACCCATCGGCCCCCAATAAACCGGATCAGGTGGCCTCGTTTATGACCGGTTACCATGCTTTTCCTCCTTCCCGCCCAACGGCGGATAATTATGTAATCTTCTTTTCACAACGCCCGGCTCCGAGAATCAGGCGGATTTCTGCTCTACCCCATACTTAATCGCCATTTCCTTGACGATAGCGACGTAAATTTCAATCAGCTTCTTGTCGTCGGCGATAATGTCGACTTTGTTGAGCCTGTCCCTCTTGGACTTGCACGCTCCCTCGCCGGCCATACGGTTTCGTTTGTTCGTCAGTCGGGTTTCAAGGCTGACGCCGCCGCGCTGATCGACCAGTTTGTAAATTTCGGCCTGTACGTCGCGGAGGTATTCGTTGCCGCCCTGCTTCTGAGCGATTCGGACAATCAGCTTCCGGGCGTCTTCACGCCATGAGCGCGTATCCAGGGCGATTACGTCGCCAATATGGTCTAGCCGGTCGTTGGTATCCTTCAGGGCTTGCTGTTGTTGCTTCTGGCCGACCTCCAATTTAATAAGAAGCCGAAGCTCCGGGGAAAGATTTTCGATATTGGTATCCAGTTCAATGAGCTTATCCCGGATCGCTTTACCCTCCGGTGTGCGCTGGATCATCGCAATGTGCTTCGCCATGTCGAGAGACATAATGTGGTTGGTTTTCGGCTTTCCCGGAAGTCCGTCAGACCTATCGCTCAAAAATGAGCTATAGTCCTCTCCCTCAGAAAATCCGTACTCGCACATGCGGGGAAACCAATCCTTATACTCGGTTTTGATTTTGAGCCTTTCGTGAAGCTCTCTGCCGACCACGACTTTCTTTCCCTCGTCAGTCACGTACACGGGAATGATGTCGTGGTTGAAAATCTGTAAATCGTTCATAGGTTGCTTCCTTTCTTGAAAGTTCCTGCCCACCGGTGTAAAATCGTGGCAGAAGGGAGGTACTGAAATGTCGAGCATAAAAATGACACAAAAAGATGTAAAAATCTTAAGACAGCTTGCGGAAGAATCTGATTCCGGTAAAATAATTGAGTATTTTGAATCTTATAAGGAAGGGCAAAAGAGAACCGAGAGTTTCCGTTTTTGGCTGCCTACAATCATTTCCGTCATTGCATTATTAGTCGCCATACTGAAATAGCGAGGGCGGCACATGAAAAAATCATGCTTATCGTAAACAAAGTCTTTTCTTGCTTGTTCATTCCCGCTTTTCGCTCCTTTCTATGCGGTTTTCTCCATCCGCTCTTTCTCCATGTCTTCTTTGAACGCTTCAAACATGAGCCGGGCAAACTCGCGCATTTTTTCCGGTGAAACGTCCTTTACGTTCACATGCTCCTGCATTGGAATTTCACCCGCCTTTATGCTGTTTTCCGACTTTTTTCAAATGCGTCGATGTCTTCCTGTCGAATTCGATAATCACGCCCGATTTTGATTGCCGGTAGCTTCTTTTTTCGAATCCAGTCCCAAACGGTGAGAGTTTTGACCTTATACCTTGCTGCAATTTCCTCACAGGTGTAGTATTCGGGCATAAAATTCCTCCTTCCTATTAAAAAATACTTGCGTTTACTTCGGTTTTGTGATACTATTATGTCGCGAAACAAAAGTAAATAGCAAAACCGAAGTGCATACCAAATGCGTTATTTTACTTCGCGTTTGTTTTGTATGCTCATACTATACTTCGCTTTTCTTTATAAGTCAATAGCAAATGCGAAGTATTTTCCGGTTTGTGAAAGGTGCCTAAAAATGTATGAGATTTTTGAACGTCTGTTAAAAGAAGCCGGGATTACAGCCTATAAAGTTTCTAAAGATACCGGTATCTCACAAACTACCTTGAGTGATTGGAAAAGAGGTCGCAGTGTCCCAAAGACTGAAAAGCTTCAGATTATAGCCGATTATTTTGATGTATCCCTTGATTATCTTCTCGGGAAAACAGGCATAAAAAAAACGCCCGCCCTTACTGAGAAGGACGAGCGTGATATTTCTAGACGGCTGGATCAAACGCTAAGTGATTTGGAAAGTGCTCAAGGAGAGTTGATGTTCGACGGTGAACCTTTAGACGATGTCACGAAGGAACTGCTAATTGCCAGTCTAAGAAAAGATTTAGAAATGGGAAAAAGAATAGCCAAACAAAAATACACACCAAAAAAATATAGAACAAAACCGGGTGATTGAATGCGCGTCGACCAGATTGTGGAATCCCTTTGCAGAAAGTATGATACTAGAAATCCCTATGAATTAGCGGCCTGTAAAAGCATACATATCATAAAGTTACCTCTTGGCGGCATTAAAGGATATTACAGTAAGGTTTATCAGCAAAAGATAATCCACATTAATAGCGATTTTTCTTCAGAAGATCAGCGTTTTACCTGCGCGCATGAATTAGGCCATTGTATTCTTCATCCGAATTCAAATACCCCGTTTCTCAGAGCTAATACGTTATTCCCAGTTGGGAAATACGAGAAAGAAGCGAACTATTTTGCGATTGACCTCTTATATTCTGACAGTGATATTGAAGAATACGCTCAATTTTCGATTCCTGAGATAGCTGCCTGTCTTAATCTGCCTGAGCATCTTGTAGAATACAGGTTGGATATTATGCACAAATAAAAATAGCCGCTCCATCCGGTCGGTACCCGGAAGAGCGGCTCACCATCAGCAGGGCTGACAGCATGAACGATTTACATATTAAGTATAACTGTTCAGCCCTCTTAAATCAAGGAGGGCTCATGAAAAACGCTGTTATTTATGCGCGGTATTCGAGCGACGCGCAAAAAGAGACAAGCATAGACGACCAGATCAGAGATTGCAATAAATTCGCTGCGGATAATAATTATCGGATAATCCATATCTACCGCGACGATTGTGTGTCGGGAAAGACAGACAATCGCGATCAGTTCCAGCAGATGCTTTCGGACAGTGCAAAAGAATTATTTGAAACGGTAATTGTGTGGAAGCTTGACCGGTTCGCGCGGAATCGAAATGAGAGCGCGCTCAATAAAGTAAAATTGAAAAAGAATGGCGTAAAAGTAGTTTCCGCCATGGAGCATATACCGGACGGTCCGGAAGGGATTATCCTGGAATCTGTTCTCGAAGGAATGGCAGAGTATTATATTTACGATCTAATGGAAAAGACGACGAGGGGGCGTATTGGTGTGGCACTTCAATGTAAGCATACCGGAGGGCGCCCCCTACTGGGCTACAAGGTAAATCCGGACAAGACCTATTCTATCGACGAATACAATGCTGAAACGATCCGCCAGATATTTCATATGTATGCTACCGGATCCTCTTTTTCTGAAATAATAGACGAGATGAACCGGCAGGGGAGAAAGACCGCATCAGGCAGAAGCTTCGGCAAAAATTCTATTCACGAGTTATTAAGGAATGAACGTTTCATTGGGATTTTTACATACAATAAAATACCGTCTGAAAATGGGAAGCGGAATAGTCACGCTTCCAAACCAAAAGATAAGGTGATTCGGATCCCCGATGGGATCCCCGCGATTGTTTCAATGGACGAGTGGAATACGGTACAACAAAAAATGCAAAAAAATAAGCATACTCAAGCCCGCTATAAAGCAAAGATAGAGTACCTTTTATCAGGAAAGATATTTTGCGGCGAATGCGGCGGTGCAATGGTAGGGCAGAGCAGTGGAAGCCATGAAAAGTACTCCTATTATGAGTGCAGTACCAAAAAGCGTTTAAGGACATGCAGTAAGTCGAACGTTAAAAAAGAAACGATCGAAGCCGCCGTTATTAACTATACTATTGATTACATACTGTCAGAAGAATTTCGGGAATCGCTTGTCGATTTGATATTGCAGCAGGACGATGAAAGGCAAAAAAGCGCCCGGCTCATTACCGGGCTCAAAGAAAAGATAGGGCAAAATCAGACAGCCAAGGACAATATTATTAAAGCCATAGAAGCTGGAATTTTCACCTCTACCACGAAAGAAAAGCTGGAAGCATTGGAAGCCGAATCCGATCTGCTGAACAGTCAGCTGCTCGAGGCCGAAACAATGCAATCGCCTACATACACGAAAGAAGCAATATCCGTTTGGCTCAGTAAAATAGCTACCAAGGCAAGAAAAAGCGAAAGTGGAAACAAATTTTTGCTTTACTCATTTGTTTCCGCCGTTTACGTGTACGATGATGGTACCGTAAAAATATTATATAATTTGGGGAATAAAGAGCAAAAAATAGCTCTTTCGGATTTAAATGGTGCGGGTGACAGGACTTGAACCTGCACATCTTGCGACACAAGAACCTAAATCTTGCGTGTCTGCCAATTCCACCACACCCGCATACTGCCCGGCACATTTACCGGGCTATCGTATTATAGCAGAGATTCGGCGTTTTGGCAATCTCTATTCCTTTAAAACGCCCTGCTCCAGCATCGACTGGGCTGCCAGCATCGCCCCCAGGCGCCCGCTGTGGTAATTCAAACCGCCCTGCATCCACGCCGCATAGGGCTCGCGCAGCGGAGCGTCGGCGGAAAGCTCGATCGAAGCCCCCAGCGTAAACGCGCCGGCGGCCATAATTACCTTGCAGTCGTAACCGGGCATATCCCACGGCTCCGGCACAACAAACGAGTCGACCGGCGCGCCTTTCTGCACTCCCCGGCAAAACGCCACCAGCGCCGTTTCGTTTTCAAGCAGCAGCGTCTGGATAATATCCGCGCGCGGTTCATCATAATTCGGAGAAACTTTGTACCCCAACTGACGGAACAGCGCCGCGGTGAATACCGCCGTCTTGAGCGCTTCCCCTGTCACGTGCGGCGCGTGAAACGCACCCATAAACAACTCGCGGTTGTTGCCCAGCGTCGCGCCGATTTCACGCCCCGTGCCCGGCGTCGTCAGGCGATAGGCACACATTTCCACAAGCCCCTTTTTCCCGGCGATGTATCCGCCGGTCGGCGCGACGCCGCCGCCCGGATTCTTGATGAGCGAACCCGCCATCAGGTCCGCCCCGCGCGAAACCGGCTCCGTCCGCTGCACAAATTCGCCGTAGCAGTTGTCGACCATCACGATGCAGTCCGGCGCCTTCCGCTTGACCATCCTTGCGATTTTCTCGATCTCTTCCACAAAAAGCGACGGCCGCAGGCTGTACCCGCGCGAGCGCTGCAGATAGACCATCCGCAGCCCCGGCTGTACCCGGCGCTCGATTTCATCGTAGTCCGGCTTTCCCGAAGGAGTCATATCAACCTGCTCATAGCGGATCCCGAACTCTTTAAGCGACCCAATTCCGTTACCCGTCAGGCCAATCACGGATCGGAGCGTGTCGTACGGAATTCCCGTCACGCTCAGCATGGTGTCGCCGGGGCGCAGAACCCCGAACAAAGCGACCGTCAGGGCATGGGTTCCGCTGACAAAGTTGTGCCGCACCAGCGCGTCCTCCGCCCCCATCGCGTCCGCAAACACGCGGTCAAGCGCGTCGCGGCCCCGGTCGCCGTAGCCGTATCCGGTGGAAGCCGCAAAATGGCTTTCGCTCACGCCGTTTTTGATAAACGCCGCCAGCATCCTCTGCTGATTATACTCTGTGTTTTTTTCAACGGCTTCCATCTGCGGGCGAACCATGTCTTCCGCGCGCTCCGCCGCGTCCAGAATTTTCTGATCAATTTTAAAAAAAGGATACAA